GGTCGTCTCCAGTCTTGAGCGGGGGTTCGCCTACCCTACAGGAGCCAATCGCACGTGCAAGTGACAGGCTGACACGCGCACATCCGCCGTCACCTAAAAAACGCACAGCACTGCCTTCGCCCGCGTCCACAACCGCAAGCGGTCCTCCAGCCCATTGAGCCCGCCATTGATACGTCGCGTAATGGTGGTGAACTGATCCTTGTCGGCCAGTTCATTCAGGCCATTGCTCTGCCAGAACCAGGCAGCCGACGCGACGGCCCAGTGCGGTTGCTCCAGCAACGCAGGTTCGCGCAACAAACGTTCATCGCCGAACAGGGCCTGACTACAGGCCAGATAATTGCGCCGGCCGGTAATCTGGATCAGGCCACGGCCCCGGTACTGCTGGCCATCGCCGTCCTTTTCCGGCGTGTTGCCCAGGCGTGCGGCCAATAACCCCGTGTCGTACTTGCTCAGATACTGCTCGCTCCCGAGCTCACGTACGTAGCGCAATTCGCCGGACTCATGGCCGATTTGCGCGATAAACGCAGCGACGCGTCGGGCACTGTCGATCCCATACCGGGCAAACGCGGCATTGAACCCAGGCAAAAAAACGCCCGCACCAAGACGGGCTCCCGGCAGGATTTGCATCAGTTGCGCCAGTGTAATCTGCATCAATCGCTCCCTGAAAAGTGCCTATTCCGACAAACCGCCGGCGGTGATCGAGCTGCGATACCCCGCCACCGGGTCGCTCGAATTCACCACCTGGGTGATCGACCACCGCCCCTGCATGTAAGCCGGCCACGTCTCATCGAGCCGCAACAGCCCTTCGGCGGCCAGTAACGGATTGCCAGGGCAATCGATCAGCAACTCCAACCCCTCGCGCCCAGCCCTGCGCAGTTCGGCTTCAGCGACGGCACGGGCTTCCGCCGCGTTTTGACAGCGCTGGCGCAGGGCCTTGAACGGCGCAATGCCCACTTCAACCACATGCTGCTTGCCCCCCGCCGCATCCCACCAGGTGACACGGCTGCCCTGGTATTTCGCGCGCGTCTTGTCGTTGAGCGTGGCGGTGATAAAGGCCGGATCACCGGGGCGATTGTCCTGGGTCACGGACAACTTCACCTCCGGCAACTGTTGCAGGGTCAATGTCCGGGTTTTGCCGGCTTCGGCGAGGACATAGAGTTCGTTGAACGGCTTGGTGATCGCGCAGTAACGCTTGGCCAGCCGGGTAATGAACGCCATGTCGCTTTCATTGGACTGGTCGATATGCGGCACCGGAACGTTTTCCAGCGACGGCGCCACACGCGGCGAAAACCCATGCCGACTGACCAGTTGGCGAAACAGCACGCCCAGCGTGGTGGGCCCATAGCTGGCGGATCGACGCTGGCGATAGCCGCTCGCGTCCTGTTCGCTGAAGGGCGCCGCTGTCGCGACAATCAGCAAGCGCATGGGAAACAGCACGGGGGTGCGCTGGCTGATCAGAAACTGGCCTTTTTCCACCAGCCCCGTCTCTTTGTATCCCACGCGCAAGCCAATCTTGCCGCTCATGCTCGGCAGACCTTCCAGCCCCTCGATATTGAGGGTCAGTTCCAGCCGGTCGGACTGGATGCCGACCCCATCGGTATGGCTCCAGCGCATGACGCGTTGGTTGAGCAAGGCCGCGTTGGCGCCGTAAAACTCCACGATAGGTGTAAATCCCTGTGTCATGCAGCCTCCTTAATCCCACGCCAGAACAGGGCGCAGCGCCGCCGGCCGCGTTTGCATTTCCGGCACGATCACCCACACACCCGCCGGCAAAACAGGGCCGTACTCGGCAAGCGTGGGGTTCATGCGCCACAGGGTTTCTTCGGCCGCATCATCGCAACGCCCCAGCTCGCGGTAGAGCAGCAGGTTGACCGAGTCACCGGCGATACTTCGTACTCTACGCATTGACGAATTCCTCCAGCTCAAGGGTCCAGGTCATCAGCATCGCCGTACCGTCATCGATCACGTTGCTCTGGGTTTCCTTAACCGAATTGATGCGCCACAGGCCCCAGTTGCGGCCGATGCCATCCACCAGCGGCAACGGTGTGCGCAAGCCTTGCAAGGCACGCAGCTCATCCAGGCGTTGCATACCAACGCCGTACATGGCCTTGCCGCTGAACGTGAGTTTTTCCAGCTTCTGGCCGCTCTGTCGCGACTGCGGCTTGCTGGCAATAATCGCCAGGTCGCTCCAGCCGCCGTCGCTGTTGCGGACCAGCGAGGCATAGGCAAAGCCTCGGGACAAACCAAAAATGAAATCGCCCAAAACCATCTGTTGTCGCATCAATCACCTCCTGAGTCGGCGAGCGCCGCATTGCGGCGAACCCCCAGCGCGTCCGTGACCATCGGCATGCATTGAAATTGCAGGGCGTGGATCACCTGGCTGACCACCTGTTGGGCATCGGCAGGGTTCACACCGGTGATCTGGATACTTGGCGCAATGGACACCTGCACGTTATCCGCGCGGGCGCTGTTGAGCTCTTTGCTCACGGCATCGGGCGCCGGCAGGCGATCACTGGGGCCGAACAGTTTGTCGCCCAGCCAGGCGCCCGCTTCGCTGCCCAGCAAACCACCGATGGCGCCGCCGACAGCTGTCCCTATACCGGGAAACACCAGGGTACCGATGGCTGCCCCCGCAGAGGCGCCCGCCCACGCGCCACCCGCCGTGCTCAGGCCGGAGCCGACGGCGCTGGCGTCGCCGTTGCGTACGCCCTGGATCACATCCACGGCAGCTGCGGCGGTTCTCAATGGCCCAAGCCGGCGAATGCCGACGGATTGCAGTGTGCCGACAGCATCGGCCAAGGCACCTGCGCTTAGGTTGGGTGCGCTAGCTGCAACGCTGGCCCCGGCAAAGGACTGAAAACGTTGCGAGCCCGCCCCCGGTTGAAAGCCGTTTGACAAGCCCCCCAAGGCCTGGCGGGCTCGCTCGTACAGAGCGCGCCACCCTGCGCTGTGCCCACCGTTTTTTTTGAGCTCTTTGACTTGATTGACGGCCGCGTCCATGACCAGATCAACCGCTTTTTCTATGACCTTGTCTTTGATCGTGTCCAACAAGCCAGCGCCGGCAGCCTCGGGCTGATCCTGCGGCGAGCTCGCGGCCACATCGGCAGCCTTGGGCACCAGCGCATCGCCGTTGATGAACAGCGTGCTGTTGAGCGTCTCCAACGTCTCGCGCAGCCGCACTTGCTCCTGGGTCAAGGCGTTGATGTCCACACTGAGCGTGACCAGCGCAGAGCGCAGTTCCAACTGCGGCTGCGCGGCCCCATCCAGGCTTACGGGGGCCGCCGCACTGGCGGAAAACGGCGCCAGCACATTGCCAAGGTCGGCATCGCCGATCATCCAGCGCAAGTCCTCCTGGGCGAGCCTCATCCCATATTTAGTGTCTTGCATCCCGCTCTACTCCTGTTTGACGCCAAGGCGAACGATCGCGATGTCGTAGCGGCGCATGGCTTTGGCGGCGTCCCATTCCAGGATCTCCGCTTCATTGACCGAGTAAACCAGCGGCACCACATCGAGGATTACGTCAATGTCCCGTTGCGAAAGAAGGCCGCCGGTTGATTTAAAAAATCGTCAATGCGCTCCTGCAACCCCGTCCAGTCGGGCACGGTCAGGCCGGCGAGATCGGGGATCATCAGCCCGGTGCAATGGGCGGTAATGAATTCGGCGCGGTCCTTGGCGGTGGCGAGTTTTTTCATCACCTTGGTCGCGCGCAGGGCGGGCATTTCCAGGTCGAGTGCGGTGTGGGTGCGACCGGCGGCATCCACCGGCAGCAGCAGTTGCACCGGTTGTTCGTGGCTCGATGACACCGGCTCGCCGAGGAAGAACGACGCAGGACGAGTCGACATCTCATGCACGAATTGGGCGATGGTCACGTAGTCCGGGCGCTTGAGTTGGTCGAGCTCTTTTTCCGACAGGCCGGTGGCGAGTTTCGCCAGTTCGAAGAACTGATCGTCCTCATCATCACCGGCCCGGGCCAGCGCGTCTTTTTGCGCGGCGTAATACAGCGGTTTGAGTTGTACCTGCTCGATCGACGCGCCGGTGTCGGCGGTGATCGGCGAAAGCAGGCGGTGCAGCGGTGGCATCCAGGCCATGGGGCAAACTCCTTGGGTAACGTTGTAAAAAAGGGCGAGCGCCGATCCCTGTGGGAGCTGGCTTGCCTGCGATGCAGGTGACTCGGTCATTCAGCTAGACCGAGGTGATGCTATCGCGGGCAAGCCCGGCTCCCACAGGGAACTCGATCGGCCTTAAGGCATCAGCACGGCGCGGCGTGCATCGCCGAGGATATCGACGCCGTTGAGCACGAACTTCTGGGTGCGTACGTCGATGTCGATCACCGGGATGCCGTTTTCCAGGCGGTTGTAGGTGCGGCAGGACAGCTCCAGGGTGGTGGTGGCCTTGTCGCCCATTTTCAGCTTGGCTTCCGCCAGGGATTTGAGCTTGCCGCCGACCGTGTGGTAGGTGAAATAGGTCTTGCCGTCCTGGTCCTGGCCGGCTTCGCGCACGTTCAGCAGGATGTCGTCACCCAGGCGCACACCCAGGGCCAGCATGATTTCCGGGCCGGCGCCTTGCAGGATCAACGTGGCATTGAGCACCTTGCCGCTCTTGGCCATTTCCTCGGCGATAAAGCGCCCGCCGGACATGGGCTCCATCTCGAACTCGATCGTCGGCGGGGTGAATTCCTCCACCGTCGCGGACAACGGCAGGCCTTGAAGGGTGGCCGCAATGGCCTGTCTGACTCGGTTGGTAAACATTAGAGAACGTCCTCCAGGAACTGCTCGATGATTTCATCGCGGGCATTGAGTTGATAAATCATGTGTTCGTTCGGCGCGTAGCGGCCGTAGTCGATGACGATGAACCAGGTGCCGTTCTTGTACTTCTCGACACTGTTCAGTTCCGGGTGCAGGTACACGCTGCCGCCGGGGATGGTTTCGTCGGCGACCAGGGTTTGCAGCCAGTCGTTGATGCGCTTGACCTCCTGGTCCATGAAGGACTTGGTGAGGTTCTTGGCCATGGCTTTCTGGCCGGCTTTGACCAGCTTGCGGCTGATGGCATCTTCCAGGCCGACATAGCTGATGAACTTGCCGGTGATGGAGCGGTTACCCAGCAGCGAAAAACCGCCAAGGATGGTGCGCGCGTAGTAGCTCACGCCGTAGCGGTTGAGCAGGTCGCCTTCGGTGGAGGTGTCGAGGATGTTGTACTCGACCACGCGGGAAACATCCTCGGCGAACGTCACTTGATTGCCCGGGCTTTCCCACTGCTTGACCTTGGCCAATGCGGCAATCGCCAGGGACGACGGCGCGAGGAACACATTCTTCTTCGCTGCCTTGGAGTACACCGACGGCATGTTGTGCACCAGCAGGCAACGGTCGAAGCCAAGGTCGGCACCGCCCAGTTCGCCGCTGTAGGTCACTTGGCCGGCGACCGCCACGTCCTTGCCATCCAGCACCACACGGGCCTTGATACGCTTGCCGAAGGCCGCGAACTCACCGGCCACCGCCTTGACGCCGGTGAAGCCTGGGGCACCGATGATGGTCAGGTCTTCCGGCACGCTGGCCAATGCCGCCAGGCCCAGCTTGCGACCGGTGACCGGCTCGTCGCCGCCGATCACATTGTTCTGGGTATCGGCCGGGGTGGCGCCCTCCTCCACAATCACCACGTAGACCGGCACCTTCACCACCTTGAGGATCTGGTACACCGCATGAAACAAGGTGCCCGACTCGCTGCCGGTAGGATCCAGCAACGCCTGGGTGGTGAAACTGTTGATACGGAACGGCGAATTTTTCGGGATCGACGCGTGGGCTTTCGGCGCGGTGCCGACCAGGCCGATCACGTTATCGCCCAGGCCACCCATGGCCTCGGGGGATTCAGTCGCGTTGACGGTGATGCCGTTGTGCTCGAAGTTCAAAACCTCAGCCATGATTAGTCAGCCTTCTGGGTGGTGGCCTTTGGGGCCGGGGTGGCGTTGAGGACGCTGGTCAGTTCCAGACGGCCAGCGGTGCGCAGGGCGGTTGCTTCGACGTCCAGCAGGTCCAGTTCCTCGCCGACGACAGACCAATGGCCGGCGTGGGTGGGGAATGGGATGAGGACGGTGTAGGTTTGGCGGGTGGGCATATGCACTCCATGCACAAAAAAGCCGCTCAAGGCGGCGGGGTTTAGATCAGGAAAGAAAACGCCCCGTCAGTGCGGGGCGTTATTCGGTTTGGTTGGCGATCCACGATGGTGTAACAGGCCGATGTTCACTGTTCGGAAAGTCGGATGACTGAGGCCAGTCACGCAACGCCTGCATATAAACCAGCAGTTCTTTGAACTGCGCCTCGGAGAGCGTGGGATCAACTTCAATTTCAAGCTGATCGCGATGACGTTCGCGCAGCCATTTCACTGACGACAACTCATAACCGCGCCAGGCTCGTTCCCGAGCGACAACATCTTCAACGGTTGGAGAAACACCAGGATCCGAAATTGCGAAACCCCGTTCGCTGAGATCCGCATATTCCTTTTCCGACATTTCAATCACATCGGCCGGCATGTTTTTGCCATGCAGCGACAACGAGTAAAGCCCGTGGGTGGACGGTGAATAAAACATGGAACCTCCTCAATAACCGATTGCAATGACCAGCGGAAAGACAAGCCCTTGGTTCGCGGTACCGAACCACTGAGGAAATAGTTTGACGGTCTCTTTGTTCCAGCTACTTACTTGGAACATCTGGTCAGAAAACACCGTGTCATTACCCATGGTCGAGACAGAAGAGATCAGACATGCATTGGGAAATGCGAGAGGAAAACTGACCGCGGGATAAGCGACTGATTCAAGACCGCTGACGGGCCCTTTGAACCACTGGATAACCAACCCGCCCAACCAAGAGGGAAATGCGATATGCCCAGGCAGGCCGAGTGAAATGGAAAACCCGGCGCGCAGCTTTTTGGGGGTCACAACGACTGCATCATCCGCCCCGGCACTCACTTGTGCCTGAGTTGCAACTTTCGCAGTGCCTTGATTGATTTCCGTCGCCTGAACGGCCAAAGGCAGCAACGCCGAAACATCAATATTTCCCTGATTGATCGGCGCGCTCCAGGTCTTGATGCACCACATCACCGCCAGGTTGCGCGGACGGGTTTCATTGCCGCCCGTATACCCGACGTCCTGAAGGACATCAAAAATGGTACCACCGAGAGCTTTAGCACCAGCAGGGCCGGACGCAGAGTTGATACCGGTCTGATAGGGCGGTGTATGGGTGTGGCTCTTGAACGCATCAGCCTGGAAACTGGCAATCACACGCCCAGCATCCACGCCCCGCCCATGATCCCAACCCCGAAAAAACTCCCCTCGCGACTCCGGCAATCGCGTATACCCCACCGCATCGCCAGCAACGTTGAACTTCTTCGCCAGATACGCCGCCAAGTCCGGATAAACAGAATCCCTGAACAGGCTGTTATCCACCTCCAGATACCCCGACGGCACGATTCCAAGCGGAAACGGCACCATCGCCCCGACCGGCAACGCCGACGCCTTGGCGATCAACGCCTCGACCTCTGCCTTGGTATACGACCCCTTCGCCAACTGCTGCGCGAGGTAATCCACTACCCACGCCCGAGTCGCCTTCACCACCGTGTCATCAATCAACAACGTCACATTGGCAGCATTGGTCGTCTCGAAAATCGAGCGAATGTAGAACTCTTTGCCCGCCCCCGACGTCGTCAACACCGGTTTATACGACTCCGGGTATTTGACGATGGCATACAAGATCCCGCTGTCCGTCCACAGCCCGGCTTCCCGCACATACCAGCCGCCGACATTTGACGGGATGGTGACTTCAGCCATCAGCCAGTTGGCGTTTTTTTCATCTTGAAACAGCGCGTTCAACGGCCCACGCCAGACTTCGCGTTTCAGCGCTTTTGCGCTGGCATCGGGGTTGTAGACAGCGCCGTTACCGTCGCCGACGGAGATCTGCGCCAGTTTGATCGGTACGCCAGCAGCCTTGCAGGCGGTTTCGTAGGCGAGCCCCGCGTTGGTGGGCAGGGTGTAATAGTCAGCCATTTAGTGCTCCTGTGGATAAAGGGTGGTGGTTTCGACGGTGTAGAGCCCGGCCGCCAAGCAGGCGCGGCCCGTGGCTTCAACGCCTGCCAACATGGTTGGGTAGATCGTGGTGAGTTCGCCGCACAGCGTGGCACCGCCGATGCTGTGGCGGCCCGACGCGCTCAGGCCGATGGAGACCGAGAAGATGTCGCGCTCACTTTTGGCATCGGCCAGGCGTCGATCGAGTCGCAGGTCAGTGGCTTCGCTGTAGGGCAATTCGGTCCAGACCCGGACGGCAAAGCTGTAGGGCACACCTCGCGGTTTCTGCTCGTACCAGGCACGCACTTCGGGCCGTAGTCGCAGGCCTTTGACGGCGTTTTCCAGGGCTTGGCGAGTGCCGGCCTGTCGCGCGGTGGGCCAGGCGAGTTTGACGGTCAGGCGCTTCTCGGCCTCGGGGGCGGTGGTGCTCCATTCGTTCACCGCGCGGTCAGCTGCCAGGTAGGGCAAAAACGCTGCCGGCGTACGATCCGGGTCCATCAGTTGGGGGAATGGCGGCGTGACCCGTTCCAGCAAGTAGCCGAAGCCCAGATCAAGGGCCTTTTCCAGGGGTGAACTGTTGGCGGGCAACAGGCTCGTCTTGGGCTCACTCATAGCGTGCGCACCTCCACCTCGACGCCCGTGCAGTACGGCGCCTGAAACGCCGAGCTGATGATCGGTGCCAGCGGCTCAAGGATCTGCAGTTGCGCAGCGCCGGCACTGTGGATGGCGTAGTCGATCCAGCTCGGGTCGACCCGACCTTCCAGGCGATGACAGGAATCGGCGTAGGTTTGCAGCAACTGTTGCGCGGCAACCTGGGTCAATCCCGAATCGGGGCCCGCGTTGATCTTGGCGACCACACGGATCTTGTAGCGTTGGATCTGCGCGCCCTGGACCGTGACCAGATCGGTTTCCGGTCGTACATCGGGCCGTGCGAAATGTCGCCGCACGCCGTCAAGCAAATCGGCAGAGGCGCTGCCATCGCCGTCCCGGGAGAGCACGGTGACCATCACCTCGCCAGGCGCCGTACGCCGACCATTGCCATCCTTGATCCGCGCGGCATAGCCGTCCGGGTTGAAGGTGTAGCTGACCGTCACCACGCCCGACGCGGCGCTTTGCACCTTGACCGCTGGCCGCTCGCCCAAGGTGAACACTTCACGGCGATATTGCATGCGCGAGCCTGCCGCCGGGGCGTGGGGTGCCAGGTAATAGCGCAGGCGAGCATCATCATCGCTTTCCAGCGTCGGCGGCACAGGCGGGAAAGCAGCGGGGTCACCGGGGTCAAGGACCTGGCGCTCCAGGCCCATGTCCGCGAGGCGCGCATCCAGATTGCTGCCGGTGGCCCACCACGCCAGCATCTGCTTGATGCGTGCGTTGTATTGGCGTTCGTGGGTTTGCAGGCGCACGCAAAACGCTTCCAGGGCCAGGGTCAGCAGCTCGCTTTCATTGTCGAGGCTGAGCTTGAGCTTGGCCGCACTTTGCGGCGCACGAGTGGCCACGTAGTCGACGACGAACGCCTTGAATTGCGCCAATAGCGGCTCGAAGGCGTCGACCGCGATAATCGCCGGTTCCGCCAGTTGGTTCTGGCCAGGGATCAGCATGCTCATGTGACGACCTCAAAGGATTGTTGGCGGTTTTTCCAGGTGCCGGCAAAACGCAGTAACAAGCCAGCGCCCTGACGGGTCGCGACGATGACCTGGGGTTGAAAGTCGGTGATGCCGTTCTGCGCGTTGTAGAACGCGTCGGCGGCATGGCTCTGGGCGAGGATCAACAGGTCGTCGCCGAGGTTCTGGCCGAGCAGTTGCGGGATCTTCGAGCCGTAAAACGGGCGCTTCTGGCGAGTGCCCACGGGGGTGGTCAGCGCTCGGGTGGCGCGCTGTACGAATTGCAGCCAGTCATCGACCGCTGCCCCGCTGTTCCTATCGATTCCGATCATGGCAAATCCTTATGCGCTGCTGATCACGCGGCCGTGGTGGTCCACCACTGGGCCGCTCAAATGCACGCCGGCGGCATCCAGCAGCAAGCCGCTGGCGCCGAGTTGCAGGGTGATGCTGTGCTCAGTCAGCGCCAGCGTGGCGGCGCCAACGGTCACGTTCACTTGTTCGCGGGAACCGCTGACGGTGGTCGGCCCGTTGCTCCAGTTGAACGTATGGCTGGCATCGTCGTAGTCGCTTTGGGTGCCGTCCTGATAACGGCGCCGGTTCAGCGAGGCCACGCCGGACACTGGCGGAAACAGACTACTGTTGAGGCCGAACAAGGCCACGGACTGTGCTCCGCCTTCGCCGCCGCCGTAGTTGAGCAACAGGCATTGTTCACCCACCGAGGGAATGCGAGTTTCAGTCTGCGAACCGGCGCTGGGGTTGAAAAAACGGATGGCCGGGCTGAGCAAATCCCCATGACTGACCTTGCAGGTGTTGCTGGCGGCGTCGACCTCCTGGCACACGCCAATCCGGCAGAAACTTTCTGCACGGCGATACAGGTCTTCGACCTGGGTTTCCATGTCCACCAGGCGCTCGACGATCGGCCCGAGTTGCATGCGCAGCAATGCATCGAACATGGATTACTCCTGGAGTGGGCGATATTGATCCGGGTCGTTGATGTCGGAGACTTCCCAGGTGCGGGCAAATAGTGGTTTGCCTGTGGGATCTTCGAGGAGGCGCGGGCCGAGGTAGAGGGTTTGGCTGAAGGACACGATCCAGGTGTCGTAGTCCGTTTCCACGCCGTTCAGCGCAGAAGGTGCTGCGACGATGGCCGTGGGCAAATCGCACTGATCCGGCGGCAGGCCCCAGCGGTTGTCCAGGGCCAGGTCCATCAGTTGGCTGGCCAGGTCGCACGCATCAAACGCTGCGGCCCCGCTGGCGACAGTGACCTTGAGGGAAACCGACAACACATGTGCCTTGCGCCCCTCAAGGGAACGCACGCCGGGGCCATTGCGCTCCATGCTGACAAGCACGCCGGTCTTATCGCCGGTGCCGGTGAAGTCCTGATGATTACCTACGCGCAATTGTGGGAACGCGCTCTTCAGCGCGTCCTCAATCGCCATGGGCAGTTGGGAGGTTCTTTCGATAGAGGTCATCTTGTTGCGTCCTTGCAGCGGTTACTGCTGATCCGGGCGGTTGACGCCAATACGCTTGGCCGCCCAACGTTCATAAAGGCCGATGGCCACGTCTGCGCCGGCCATGGCGGTCAGGCACCCCAGTGCGGCGGCGGTCCAGACCGACAGGCCGGCGGCGTACAACAGCATCACGGCCGAGACCCCGCAAACCATGCACGCCCCAGACCGCAAGGCCAGACGACGTACCAGCGACCAGCCCCGGGCGCCTTCCTTGTCGGCGCGCCACATTTCACCGCTGACCCCGCCGATCAGGGCCAGTACGATCACCAGCCAGATCGGCATTTCCGCTAACGCTTGCTGCTCGTTTGTCATGTCACGCCTCCTGGCTGAGCAATGCCGGCACAGTGCCGGGGTTTGGATACTTCCGTGTGTCGGTGGGCATTCCAAAAAGCCCGGCTGCCCAGGCTTTTCAGTAATGCGTCCCGCGAACTGTCGGCGCTACTGGCGCGGTACGGTTCTTCCCTCGATGTTTTTCCGACCACGATCCCTGTCTGCCGGATAACTGCTTCTGGTGCTTTACGCTGCACACCCGGGTCAGTTGCCAACCCTCTGAACCGTTGAGGCCGGTTCATCGCTGCCTGTTCTTGTCGTACGGTGTAACTAAAGAGCGTCGGCATCCTTGCCGGTGTTTCCTGGCGTCCTTGCCATCGCTGTGATGGCGTCCATGCCGATGCTGCGTGCCTTCCTTGTCTTCCTTGGCAGCATCCTTGCTGCCTCCACCTAGCCTTCTTGGCTGGCTTGAGATGGAGAATATGCATGTATGCATATACAGTCAATGCGTGAATGCATTTATTTCACCAGTGAATTGCACCAGCGCATTGAAAGCCTTGTGGGCATTGGGGATGCCGGCTTTTGACAAGCGAAAAAAAACCCGCGCATTGGCGGGTTTTGTCTTACATAAGGTTGTTAGCGAGCGTACATGCCCCACCAGAACACATGGCCGAGAATGCTGATCTGCTCATCCTGGATGTCCTGGAAGCTATAGTCTTCGTCCGGGTGCTCATCGCGATTGAAACTGCGCAGGCGAATCCCGGAAGGCAGGCGATAGAGCTGTTTCACCCGCAGTTGGCCGTTGTGATTGATGGCGTACAAATCACCATCGACGATATCGCCAATCCCGCTCTTGCCCGCATTCACCCCAACCGTCGCCCCATCACGCAGCACGGGCAGCATGCTGTTGCCACGTACGGTCACGCACTTGGCCTGGTCAAACTGCACGCCGTTATGCCGCAGGCTACGCTTGCCGAACCGCAGGCTGGCCTTTTCGCTTTCCTCGATGACGAATCTTCCTGATCCAGCAGCCAATTCAACCTCGCGCAGAAAAGGGATCGACACCTCGTCATCATTCACGGGGGTGTCGTCGTCCCACAAGCTTATGTCCTTGAGCTCCGAATGGGTTGGGTCACGCAGGTCTTCGCGCAAGGCACCAATCGCTACGCGTCCGCGCAGTTGGTCGGTGCTAACGCGAAAGTAATCGGCGATACGCGAGATGTGCTTGTCCGAGGGGTCAACGATCTTGCCGCTGAGGATCCGGGACAGCGTGGATTGAGGCACGCCAGTGCGCCGGTGAAGCTCCATGGGGGAGATCCGGTCGCGGTCCAGCAGTTCTCGTAAGACGATAGAAACGTTGCGTTTTTGCAT